GGGCACGCTCGTAACGCTTGCAGGGAATTTCTGGACTTCAATAAAAGGGATATTTGGCAAGACAGATGTCGTATTTGAGGACCTTTCTTCTCTTGCATCGACAGCATGGGATACGCTCACGACTGCAGCCGGGACCGTCTGGGATGGCATCAAAGAGATATTCGGAAGCTTTGATATAGAGTGGCCTGATTTTGGTGCCCTTGCCAAAGATGCTCTGGACGGACTTGCAAGTGCCGCGAAGGGTGTCTGGGATTGGGTCAAGAGCCTGTTCAGTGGTGATGAAGAGGACGAAGCTGTCAAAACGGTTCAGGGTTCTACGGCTGAAATGGCGTCAGCCCTTGCAGATGCAAAACTCAAGGTTTCTGAGGTAGATCTGAGCACCATTATTAGTGCGAATGAGTTCATCAAGAACTCTGTAGCATCATGGAAGCGGATATTTGAAAATGTCCAGCTGAAGCTTCCGACGATCGGAGCACAGGCACTCACGACGGCATACAAACTTGTGACCACATATGTGGGAAATTACAAAGCAGCCATGAATTTTACATGGTCACTGCCGACACTTCATGGACATCTGCCTGTGATTGCGGTCAGTATGCGCTCAGCGTCATCGTCTGACGGTAAAACGACAGTCAGCTATCCGGATCTGTATGTTGGCGGATACAGATGGTTTGCAAAAGGCGCTGTTTTTAATGAGCCGACAGTCATCGGTATTGGTGATTCCAAAGGCCCTGAGGCAGCTGTACCGCTCGACATGATGTGGAAACAGATGGGCAGAGAGTTCGATAAGCATCTCAGCGGAAACGTCGAGGTGACGAATTATATTACAGTAAACGGTGCCGAGGACCCTGCGATGTATGCGGAGACGCTTGCACGTGAAATTCGCCAGCAATTAAGGATGTCATGATATGAGCACAAAGTCAGTAAGCACAAAAAAGCCAACAGGCCTTACCATTTCAAGGGATGGAGGTAACTTCACATTCGCTTGGAAGATTGGCGACAGTGACTATGGTGAAGGTCAGTGGTATGAGTGTATCGTCGACAATGGCCGTGCCGGGTCCGGAGGGCAGATTGGTGGCAGCGTAACGTCTTTGACATTGGCGCTCGGTGCTATCCGTACTGTTACCTTTTCGGTTAAAGGCAAGCGCAAAAACTACAAAAAGAAGAAGAACGGAAAAGAAACGACATATAATCCAAAGACATCAGATGTTGCATCGTGTACATGGACAGCGGTGGTTCCACCCGCGCCGTCATTGTCTTATTCTCGAACATCTTCAAATGCCGGGACGTTTACATGGTCGTTAACTGTCAGCAATACGGATGCATATGTATTCAGTCATGTTGAGTTTCAGACATGTACGTCAAGAGGCAATGACGTGCCAGGAACCGGATGGTCGGTATCATCAGTGTCAAGTTCCGGGAGCCAGTCATATACGGAAACACTCGGCGGGAGTAATCTCGTTCGCTGGGTGCGTGTCAGATCTGTTGGTGCAGCAGGTGCGAGTGGGTGGTCATATGCTTATCATGCATATGGCAATCCATCAACGCCGTATATGTTACGTGCAAGTGGTTCAGGAACCGGAACTGCAACGAGGATCATGGCGAACTGGAATGCTCCGTTCAGCCTGTCACATCCCATTGATGCGATCAATATTCAGTATGCAATCGATGTCCCTGAGTCAGCAAGTCTGTCGGCGCCTTCGACGGGATGGTCTGACGCTGGCGGGGATGTGTCTCCCAATGGCGGGGCAGATATTGTCTATACCAATATCAGTGATGGATTGAGTGCAGACGAGTGTATGTGGGTGAGAGTCAGGGCAAAGCATGATGATTCTTACACATACAGCAATGCAGTTATTGCAATGATAGGAACGCTTGTAACGCCCGGGATCAGTGCGTCTCCAAATACGACAACAGGCGATGTGGCTATAACTATCACGGAGAACACATCATGTGATGTGGCCGGGACTGTGGTCTTCTACAGATCTGAAAAACGACCGAACTATGACCAGGTCGTTGCCGTGCTTGCAAATGGTGTGACAACATGTACGGTCCATATTGATGAGATTATGACCAGTTACGAAGGACACGTTGATACTACGTGCTTCGGAGCGTGGGCATATGTCGGAAGTCATAATGGTCTGTCAGTGAGTGCGGTCATGAGATCCGGAACTGCAACGGACTCCGATATTCTGGCGCGCCCGCCGGCTTGGCTGGAGCTTAGCGACAGCGGCAGGGATAAATGTGTCCGCATCAAATGGCCGTGGTCCTGGTCGGCTGCCACATCGGCAGAGCTGGCATGGGCGGATCATGATGATGCATGGGAGAGCACGGATGGGCCGTCAACATATGCGATTGACGACAAACAGGTGCTCAGCTGGGTGATCGCAAATCTTGAGACAGGGAAGCGGTGGTTCTTCCGTGTCCGTCTGAAGCTGGAAGATGGCATGGATAATATCACCGGACCATGGTCGGAAATATACGACTATGATCTGTCGAGCATTCCGGACAAACCTGTATTGACCCTGAGCAAAGAAGTCATAAATGATAAAGAGAGCGTTACTGCAAGATGGGCATATGTCTCTACAGACAATACGACTCAGAGCTTTGCTGATATTTGCTTAGCGACGATCAGCAGCGGAGTGATCACCTATGGAAATGTAATCGCACATGTCGGAGAAAGTCAGACGGTCGAGATTTCGCGAGATTGGACGGCTAACACGACATACTACCTGTGCCTGAGGCAGACATCGTCGGCAGGAAGGCAGACTGAGTGGTCTGATCCTGTTCCGCTTTTCGTTGCGCCGGAGATCAGCATTGAGCTGACAGGAACAAGCGGCATAGTTGCCCGCGGAGAGATTGCAACGTATCAGTACACTGACGGAGTGCCGGAGCCGGGACTTAGCTGGTCTGGCAACCTTTCTCTTACGTCCGAGTTAATCATTAACGGAGGTAAATCGGTAGTTACTGAGGGAACGATCGAAAGCGGGAACTATAAGCTGGAAGTGTGGCGGGTCACTGGCGAAGTGAAAATAATCAATATGCCTTTAGGATTCACGATAACTGGAGCGGGTAACACCGGGACAACAATCGTGAGCATTGTAAGGGCTGAGGATTATCAGATCTATCGACCGGATGATTCTGACATATCCGGATATGCAGGGGAAAACATAGTTTCCAAAAGCATAACAGGAGAAGGAACTGTCACCATTTCGTACAGTGATCTTGTGGGGTACCTGGACGACGGTGCAAGATATAAAGTCATCTGCACGGTCATTGATGAATATGGGCAGACAGATTCTCTTGAGTTTGGGTGCCTGGTCGCATGGACACATCAGGCAGGTATTCCGGCAGCCACAGTCGAGATTGATAAGTGGCAGCGGATTGCGATCATTACACCGACAATTCCGCAGTCTGCATTTGCGGCTGGTGACGTATGCGATATCTACAGGATATCTGCAGACAAGCCGGAGCTGATCGTCAAGGGTGCGACATTTGGAGAGACATATGTTGATCCTTATCCGGCATTCGGAGACTTCTGCGGGCACAGGATCGTGACCAGAACGGCAAACGGTGATTATATCACCGCAACAAATGAGCTTGCATGGTTTATGTGCGATTCTGACGTGGGAGACCTCATTGAAGAAGATGCAATGATCATTGATGTGCAGGGTGAGCAGATTGAGCTGCCCTATAACATCAGCCTTCAGAACAGCTGGACGAAAGACTTCAAACGGACGAATTATCTGGGTGGATCTGTGAAGGGTGACTGGAACCCTGCCGTGACAAGAGACCTGACCGCAGGAACAGTTATTGTGCGGGGCGATGATATCGACAGGCAGATCTCCATGCGAAATCTTGCCGGCTATGCGGGTATTGCCCACATTAGAACACCAGACGGATCGTCCGTGGCTGCGGATATTCAGGTGAGGGAAACGATGAGCTATGACTCGGCAACCGTCACCTATTCGCTTGCTATCAAAGTGATTGATTCGGACCAGCTTGAAGGCTTGACGCTTGATGAATGGCAGGAGATGAACCCGGTGGGATAAGAGGTGCGAAGCATGAACTGGAACAACGGGTTTTCTGCCCTATATGAAATAAAAACTGTTGACCCTGTGTCCTGGATGGATACGGGGTCACTTGATTTAATGAGCGGAACGGTTACGAAAACGGATTCGGCACTGATAGAGTCAGCGCATCTGAACATGACTGAAAGGGTGCGTGAATGCTGGGTGCGTGTCTATCTCAAGGCAAGGCAGACGGGAACAGGTGCAAGAGTTCCGCTCTTCACCGGACTTGCGGTAACTCCGGAGCGTGACCTGGACGGAAGGCGGGAAAGCTATGCAACAGAATGTTATTCCGTCCTGAAGCCAGCTGAGGACACGTTGACGCCGCGCGGATATTATGTGCCGGCAGGGATTATCGGGTCGGAGCTTGCAGCCAAACTGCTCAGCGTCGGTCCGGCTCCGGTTATATGTGACGAGAATGGTCCGACTCTGCTTGAGGCTATCGTGACAGAAGACAGTGACACTAACCTGTCTGTTGCATTAAAGGTTCTGGATGCGATCGGCTGGCGTATCCGTATCGATGGCGATGGACGTATCCGGATCTGCCCGGAAGCAAGAGAGCCAACAGCAAGATATGACGCTTTCGATGCGGATGCCATTGAGCCAAAGATAAC